CCAGACACGGCGGGCCGTCCACCACAATTGACTGCGGCTGCGCTGGCGCCAGGCTACGGAACGCGCTTGGATCCAGGCGGGACGCTTCGGCAAGCGTCAAGAAGTCTTCGAGAGACAGCGCCTGTCCGTCGATACCGAGCGCGTAGCGCATACTGCGCGGACCGGCGTAGGGCATGTTTAGCCAGTTGCCGACGTCCGATTCGCTGGCGAGCGACCGCTGCTTGGGGAAAACCTCACAGCCGCCGAAGCCTAGCGCGGCAGCAATCTCCTCAAGTTTGTCTTGCACGTCGCCCGCCGGAATCGGCTCGCGCAGGAAGAACAAGATGTGCGCGCCACCCGACTTCGATCGACAGACGACGCCAGGTAATTGCAGGGCGTCAAGTTTCTGGACGATTGCTCCAAGGTCGATAGGGTAGGTATCGACGTCGATTGCGCCCCACTGACAGGCAGCGTCGGCGCGTATTGGGATGATCCCAATCGCCCTACCACCGGCAAGGTGCTCTCCCCAGAGCGAGGCAGTAACCGCTCCGCGCAGAGTCTGAGCCTGGCCCTTTTTCTTCGCGCCTGGCGCAGAGGGGTCGATCGTATAGACGCCGTAGGCGTCGTCTCGACCCGCAAAAATGTCTAGCAGTCGCTCCTCCGGCGACCTAGCGGCAGCAGAGGCTTGCGCCTCCGCTGCCGCCAACCCCCACCCCTCCACCACTTACCTAGAACGGGATGGTTTCTTCGGACACCGAGCTAGGGTTGCGCTCATCACCCTCCGGCTCCGTCTTCACCTCGCCGCGCTCGACCGAGGCCGCGAAATCCCGCGCCATGCGGTAGATCCTCTCGTCTTCGAGCATCCCCTCTTGAGTGATCCGCCAGTTGAAGAACTCGCCGTTCGCGCTCGCCTCCGTAGTGCTTGCGAGGCGATACCGAAACAGAAAGCTCGGCGCGACGAACGGCGTGCCGTCTGGGCGGCGCACGATCGTGGACTTCATCTGGCGATTCCACGCCTTCGCCTTTTTCAACTGCGATCGGGCCATGCTGATGACCACTTGGTCGAACAACCCGCCGTCGTGCAACAGCAAGCAGTAGAAGTACATCGTCCGAACCAACTGGTTCCCGTTGTCCAGAAGGAGTTCGCCCTTCGGTCCGCGCGTCGTCTCGTCCAGAAGGCGAGTGTCGTTGGGGTGCTTCCCGCGGTAGCCCCCCGCTGCGTCGCCTACGGCCCACTCGACCCAGGCTGGCTCGACGTATACCGGAACTACGACGATGCCCGCTTCGCCCTCGTACACCTTGCCGCTGACCGCTTCGAGGATCGAGCCGGGCTCGGCACCCTCGACGTACTGGTCCGACTTTTTCTTCACCTCTTTGCTGATCGCTTGAAGCAGCTTGACAAACGGTATTGCCTGATCGTCGGCGCCCAGGGCGCCGAGACCCAAGCCCTCGTCCTCCTGGGCGAAGGCCATGTGCGCGGGAAGTTGGTTCTCCACTACTGCGACCTCTGTCTTACTCATAGCTTCTCTCCTATCTCGAAATTTTGGTTCTCTGGCCGACAAACGCGCCCAGCACGTCGGGGAGATCGACTCCCGCCTCGGTCTGCTCTCGGACGAACGCCTTGAGCGTTTGTGGATGTACCCGCTCCTGGTCTCGGAACGGCACTCCAAGACCCTGAAGGGCTGCCGTCACGGCCCTGGCATCGGCGTCTTCTCCCTTGCCCAGCGACACGGCGATCTCATGCTTGATCAGATCGTCGTGGCCGTTCGCCCGCAGCCAATCGTGAGCGGCGTTTCGATTCGCCTCGGAAATACTCCCGCCGTAGACCGGCGTTACGGCAATCTTCTCACCGCTCTCCAGCCGAAGCTCGAGCAATCCGCCCGCCGCAAGCATCGCCTCTGGCAGAAGCTCATCGCTAACGCGCCGCAAATCCGCCTTGCGGTTCTTCAGGATGCTTTCGAGGTCTTCTACCTCGCGCTCCAGTTCGATCTGCCGCTGGCACAATTCGCCTACGGCAGCAAGTTTGTCATCGCTCGGGACGGAAATGTCCCGCGCGACGTCGTCCAAATCTATCACTCTTTCCCCTCCTTAATTAGCTCCCGGTCAAATCTACGCTGACCGCATAATAGAACCGCTCTTGGCGGTCCCACTTCAGCAACTTGAACTTGCCGTTGTTGCGGGCCGCCGCCACCCCACACGCGATCCCGATCGCAGCGGGGTCACCAATAGCCAGCAAGTAGTCCCGGTCCGAAAAATCCGCCAGTTTACGACGCATAAGACGCACGACACTTTTTGAGTCGAGCGTCACTTGCGCCGTGGCAGGAAGCAAGACCTGCATCTCGCCAAATCGCGCGGCTCCTAAGACGTTCTTGCCGTTTACGTTTTGCACCACAAAGACCACCCAATCCTCCTCCTTTCGCTTGCGAGACCACCATCGTAGAGGTACGCTCTGACGACGTCAAACAAGGGAGTGGACAAATTTGCAGAAAGTTGAAAAGCCCGACACTTTTTGTCCGACGTGGATGAAGACTCGGCCCTACGCCCACCAGCTAGACGTCTGGGAGCGATCCAGGGATCTGCGCGAGTTTGCGCTGTTTTTGGAGATGGGCACGGGGAAATCGAAGGTACTGCTCGACACTGCGGCGCACCTGGCGCTTGCGGGCCGGATCGATGGCGCGCTCATAATTGCCCCCAAAGGTGTCTACGCCAACTGGGTCGAGCAGGAGATCCCAAGGCACCTGTCTGACAGCGTCAAGCGTGATGTCTACTTGTGGAGCGCAGCCACGTCCCAAAGAGCGCAGCGCGAGCGCGAAGCCATACTGCATACGGCCAACTTCGCGATTTGCGTGATGAACGTGGAAGCACTCTCTGGCAAACGAGGTCTGACCTTCGCGACAAAGTTTTTGACGGAGCGCCGTGCGCTTCTGGCCGTGGACGAGTCCACGACAGTCAAAAACCCTAGCGCGGCGCGGACCAAGGCGACGATCAAACTGGGTCGCCTTGCGGAGTATCGCCGGATCTTGACGGGGTCGCCCGTCACCCGTGCGCCTCTTGACGTCTACTCGCAGATGCAAGTTCTTCGGCCGGGCCTTCTCGGATTCTCGAGCTTTTATACGTTTCGCAATCGCTACGCGGAGATGGAGACTGATTTTGTGCGGTCCGGCGCCGGACTGCGGCAGTTTAAAACGGTTTCGGGATACCGACGCCTAGACGAGTTACATCAAAAGCTGGCCGACTTTTCTGCCCGGATCTTGAAAGCTGATTGTCTGGACCTACCCCCGAAGACGTACTTGCGACGAACCGTAGATCTCACAAAAGAGCAGCACACGGCCTACAAGGAGATGCTTACGGAGTCGATCACGCTCCTCGACGGGATTCCCGCCACCGCCACCGCCGTCATCACCCAGATCCTGCGTTGCCACCAGATTTTGTGCGGGCACTTACCGACGATCGACGGGGAAGTTCGCGAGCTGCCGCACAACCGCTTAGACGCTTTGCTCGAGACGCTAGAAGAGGGCGGCGGCCAGGCGATCGTCTGGGCAAACTACAGGCACGACATCGAGGCGATTACGGCCCGGCTCAACAAAGTCTATGGGCCTGGCAGCGCGCGTAGTTACTACGGCGAGACACCCCAGGCCGACCGGCAGCAGATAGTCGAAGACTTCCAGGCTGGTCGCCTGAAATATTTTGTGGGACAGCAGAGGACCGGCGGCTACGGCTTGACGCTCACAGCGGCAAATCTGGTCGTCTACTTTAGCAACAGTTTCGATCTCGAGACGCGCTTGCAGAGCGAAGATCGCGCGCACCGAATCGGGCAAACGCAGCCGGTCACCTACGTCGATCTTCTGGTGCCTGGCACGATCGACGAAAAGATAGTTCGCGCGCTGCGCTCGAAGATCGACTTAGCCGGACAGGTAACTGGAGACGGATGGAGGGAGTGGTTGTGCTGACACGGGTAGAGATCACCGACGAGCGAGGGATCGAGAGAGTAGTCCTTGTAGACGAGCGCGGGGTGCGTGTCTACGAGTCGGGCGACGAAGCGATCGACGCACCGAAGAGCATTCGGTTTGGCGAACTTACTAAACGGTTGCCGCGACGGTTGCCGCTACCGAGACCGCAGGTCGATTGGTGACAAGTCCGAAGCGAAGCAGTTCCGAGCGCCTGGGACTTCATGCTTGGCACCCGTATTACGCAGGCTTCTCCGGGGCATTTGTGGCGGACATACTTTCGGAGATGGACGTGCGCCCCGGCCAGATTGTGTTCGACCCGATGAACGGAAGTGGTACGACGACGCTCGTTGCACAACAGCTCGGGCTGTTGGCCGTGGGAACCGAACTCAATCCAGCCATGGCAATCATGGCTCGAGCGAAAGACGCCGCATTCGTTGGCCGAGACACGGTCCTCGATACGGCAGTCCGAGTCGCTCAACTCGCGAAGAAGGGGCAGTACAACGGGCGACGGAACGACCACACTTGCTCTTGGATTCCTCCTCGGGCGTTTGCGGACCTGAAGCGCCTGGACCGCGAAATCACCGCGCTCGACGAGCTGGCCGTTCGCCCCCTTGACGCACAGCTTTCCGCCTTGTTTCACGACCAAGTCGGCCTTTCAGGAGGCATGGACCGAGACCTTCTCCGAGCAGCTCTGCTGATAACGGCTCGTAGGGCCTCGACGGCGGAAGCCTCGAAGAATCCTACATGGCTCAAGCCGGGCAACGGCACGCCCCCGGACCAGATCGACGTCTTCGCTGAGTTCCAACACGTCGTTGCGAGCATGCTGTCCGACATCGCTCGAACATTTGACAAGCCGCAAGACATTCGCTCCCTCATCGTCTGCGAGGCTGACGCGCACGCGCTTCCGCTTCCTGACCGAAGCGTCGATGCGATCGTCACGTCTCCCCCGTACCTCACACGCATAGACTACGCTGTTGGCACCGCGCCTGAGCTGGTGCTGCTCGGCTACGAGTCAGACGACGAACTGCGGTCTCTACGCAAGAAGATCATGGGGTCAACGTGCGTGACAGGTGGCTCCTATCGAATGCGTCGAAGCTGGGGGCCAACCTGCCTCGGCACAGTGGATCGCGTCCGGCAACACCCGTCGAAGGCGTCGTCCGGTTACTACCTCAAGATGCATTTGCAGTACTTCCGCGACGCCGAGGCCCTCATGCGCGAGTGTCTGAGAGTCCTCAAGCCCGGCGCTCTCGCAGCCATTGTCGTGCAGGAAAGCTGGTATAAGGACATCCACATCGCGCTTAACACGATCTACGCTGAGATGGCGTTGGAGCTAGGCGCAGCATCAGCGACCACAATCCACAGCGAGGCCGTCCGTAGCCATCTAGGGCTGGTGAACACGCGATCCCGGCGGTATTCCAAGGGGGCACTGCATGAGCACGTCGTGCTGGTTCGCAAGAGGTGATTGGACCATGAGCGACATTATATCAAACCAAATGAACGAATTAGTCGATCAGCTAGCCGAGACCGCAGAAGAACTGCTTGCGGCCCTTGAGACGATACACCACCCAGACGTGCGCCCGTTTGAGGAGGCGCTGCAAGAAGCCCTAGACGCCTGGAAGGCTAGTCGATCAGATTCCGAAGGCGACGCTCCAGACTAGTCGCATCAACGCCCAGTTTTGCAATCGTTTCAGATACGTCCGTCGCAAGTTTTGCTAGGTCACTCGCAGTATCGATAGACGTGTCGAAGCCCCAAAGAAGCAAGTTGATTACTTCGTCGTCGAGGGCGTTTGCCGTGGCTTGGGCGAACGTCATAAGCGCCTCGCGCAGCGACTTACCCGCCTCAAGCTCGAGGAGCAGATCGTCTGTGGCGTCTGTGTATTCGCGCGCCACGCGCACCGCGCGCATGGCAGCTTGTAGAAAAGTCATTGGGTGCTTCTGGCGCGACCGATAAAAGACCAGACCTTGCCCATCAGACGATTAAACATGCCAGCCAAAATCGAGATTAGACCCCCCACCGCAGGGACTACCAGCGGCGCTACGGCCTCCCACGGCACGTCCTTCAGCTCTTTGACCGTGTTGCCCTGCTGTAACCGTCGGTAAAGTTGCTCCGAAGCGTTTGCGACGGCCTCCCGCTTTTCGGTGCCAGTCCCGCCGGTCGTTTCGGCTTCGCGCATCAGCGCCGTAACTAGCGGCAAAAAAACCGCCGCTGCGCGTACAACGTCCTCACTTCTCATTTGGATCTCCTTATCCACGCCCAAAATCTTCGCAAAAGCGGAACCAGATCGATATTGACGGCAAACCGCCGCTCTTGCGTTTGCCAGTCGAGCAGATGGCGACGCTGCCTATCGGTCTCGATCTGAGACTTTCTCCGCAAGCTCGTCCCCGCCTCGACTAGCTCCAAAGTAGTAGCTCAAGACCATTGCGAAGCCGGTCCCAAGCGTCCCCACCAGCGCCCAGACAATCTCTTGAGATCCGTCCGGCAAAGGTAGAAGCAAAACGCCCAGCAGCACGGCCAGGAACCCCACCGTTACGGTGATGGCCAAAACGCTCGCCACGGCTGGCTCACGCCTGGGAGTACGCTTCGACAAACTGTTCAACGGTTCCGGCACCCAGGTGGGTATTGTAGTGCGTCTTCCAATAGGCGCCCAAACCGACAGTGTCGTCGGCTTTGGGGAGAGCAGTTGGCACTCGCCGGTAATGGACCCGGCACATGCCCACAGCATACGCCAGATTGCTCACCAGTTGAGAGCTGCGGGGGACGGGCCACGGCGCAATCAACTGCTCGACGCGGCTAGCGAGGCCAGGATGGTAGGCCAGGTAGTTCTGCCAGATGTCGTCGTGCGTTGCAGGCTCCATCTGGCAGATCCCCAAAGCCGGGCCTCGACCAAGTTGCTTGAGGTAGTCAAGACGGGACTCATGCACAGCCGTTCCGACAACGAGGTTCTCTGCCGCCAAACTCCACAAGTTTAGCCGAACCAAAACAGGCCGGACGACATACTCGCGCAACTGCCGCGCGTCGAACGCAATGTTTCCCGCCATCAGCTTCGGGGTTTCCAGACGGCTTCGATGCGCTCTTCAATCCGCGCGATGCGCTCAGACATTTTGGCGTGGTCCTGGCCTAGCCGCCGAAGAATTTCGCGCACCGTCGAGAATGCCCAGAGAACCAGACCCGACCCGACAATGATCAGCACTTCGCGCAGACCGCCGAGAATATCGTTGGTCGGTTCCGACATGTGTTTCAACGCACTTCTAGACGGTCCTTCTCGACGTGATTGCGAAGCTCAAGTCTAAGCCGACGCACGTCCCAAGCCAAAACGGCAATCAAGACGAGGTTTACGAAGGGAACAATCTGAGACAGAGCCACGGTTAGTATCCAATCGCCCACCAAAAAGTTTCGATTCCTGAGGGAGCGCAATACACCGTGATGTTAGTCGTCGTGCAGTCTCCAATCCACGCCGTGCGATACGGCGTCTGTACCGTACCGTAAACCATACTATGGCAAGACGCCCACGACGCTACGCATCGATTGGGAAAAGTCAGCTCAAACTGATCATTGCCGACGCCATAGCCGTTTAACGAACCTGGCTGCATGTACTCTGATTCAATTTTTCCCCACTGCAAAATAAAGTCTTCATTGGAAGCGCCGTTTGCCTTGACGGTGGGGATGCGAAGATAGCCTTTCTCCACCGTCATGTTTTGTGTGCCGCGAAAGATGAACTGGCCCAAACGAACCATGTGGTTCTTGGAGGTTGCGTCGTTGCCAGAGATGAAGTTCCCCGACCCCGCTAGGATGTCTCCCGCATACGAAGCAATGTTGTTCGAGGCATTGATCGTGTTTGTGGCCGTAAGCGTCGTGCCGGTGATTCCGCTTCCAGCGTCGATCCGGCCTCCGACATCGAGGTTTGCGGTGCCAGACAACTCAACAGATTGAGTAAACGTGCAGTCTCCCGTGAAAGTATTTTGGTCGGGGAGGGCGGCATAGGGCGCAATGTGTCGGCGATCGTCCGGCCACAAAATCTCTTGCTGATTGGTTTGCCCGCCGTTGTTAAAATTAACAAGTTCCGTTGTCGAAGAGTTCATAAAGAACTTCGCCAGCGGAATCTGATTGGAGGTCAAGACCGGCTCCGCAGCGGCGCCGGAGCCGTACTCAAAAGAGAACGTGATCTGGCAGACGCGGCGGCGGTCTTGGGGCGTTCCTGCGCCACCGGGGCCAGACAACGCCGTGCCAGGATTCGACGGGTCGTAGTACGGCAAGATTGCTGGCTCGTCGTCCACTTCAGAGAGCGTGGCGACCACAAAGACCGTGGCGTCAGGTTGCCCTCCAGGGAGAGACGCGCCAGTAAGCGTGTAGTCACTCGAATTGTACCCCAGCTTAACCAGATTTTGCGTCGTGGACGCTGGCCTCGAGCCGTAGGCCGTTGCTTCTTCCGGCAAAAATCCCGTTGCGACGCCGCGCCGGATTGTCACGCCCAGGCCGGGACTGCTCATCTCGTAGACTTCCAAGCCGTAACGCCGAGCCAACGAATCGCGCTGGACAGACTCGAGCAGCAACGCCACCGCTTCTTGGGAGTAGTACGCTTGGTCTAGCAGATCCAGCGTGAGCGGGATCTGGTCGTCGTAGATAATTGGGCGTTTCATCTGAACCCTCTAAATTTCAAGCACGACCCACAAAGTGCAACCGGCAGGTCTAACGTCTTCGATAAATTTGAGCATGTCGTCTTCGACGATTTGCTGGATCAAGCTCGCGGCGTCGTAATACCGAGATTTTCCTGCCGACCCCGCCGTCGTGTACGCCGTGCCGCCAGAAGGCGGACCGTTCGTTGTCCAATCGCTTAGGCTAAGGTACTGCCCCTCTCGCGACGGTGACAGGGGTGACGAAAGCGGTCGGTAGCCCGCAGACGCCGTAGGATTTACCGTTTGGGGAAGCCTAAGATAGACGATGCTGTTGTATGGCGTTGCAGTCTGCGCGTTGTTGGCAATGGTTGTGGTCAGACCAGAACTGCCCGCAGCAAACTGCAAGCAAGGCGTGCCGCTCACTTGCACAAAATTGTTTTGGTCGGCACTGCTGGGAGTGTGAAATTCGCTGATGGACCAGCGTGGGGCACCCGGAGCACCCGTGTCGTACCCGACAAGTAGCTCAAAAGCCTCGTCTACTGCCCGAAAAGTGTTTTTAAGCCGAAACAGGCGGTAGATGCCTCGCTCTCGATACCCGGCGTCGGCTTCGTTCTCGGCGCGTGGCAGCTCGTTGCCGAACAAGTCGTAGAAAATCAGGTCCAGGTACGGACCCGTTGCGGAACCAATGCGAAGTTGGTCTACCAAGCCTGTTAACAACGCATAGTTATGGGCCGAAGGGTTCGCTAACCCTTTCAACAATGCGTTCAAAACCGGGCGATCCGCGTCCTCAGATGGGAACCACGAGCCGGGTAAAGTAGCCCGAAGCCGTCGGATTACGTCTTCTTCGGTGCCAATCGTCTCAGAAACAAGCGCGTTGACGATGGGGACGCCCGTACCGAACCCAATATAATTCTGGGTGCTAAACGCTGTCCTCGCATATGGCGTAGGTGTCGTCTGGGTTTCGTTGCTTGGAATCAGCATTAGCCTAGATCCGTTATGCTGATGGTCCCGACTACCAAAACCTCATCAAACGCGGGCGTGATGTCTGACTGCTGCGGTGTGGACTGGGGTCTGTTGATTAATAAACTTTGCAGCCCATCAACTACCACGTTTGTCACTTGCTCGCTCGACTCAAAGATCACATGAGCTAGTTCTGAGACGTAAAGAGTCGTGCCCAAAGTCAGGCTGCCAATGTGCGCGCGTATTGCCTCTTCGATGTCCGCCACAACAACCGCGCTTGTGTTGATTGGATCGGTGTTGGTGTTGACGCCGACAGCCACGTTTACCGGAACAAACGTCGGCCCAATCACGTCGAACGTGACCGAAATTGGAGTGTAGGACTGCACATTAAGCCCAACTTGAGACAAAAGGGTTGTGCTTGGAGAAGTGCCGCTGCCGTCGTCCACAACCAAGGTAAAGTGGCCTTCTTTTGCCAGGCCCGCAGCGTCTACCTTCTCGGCGACGTACACTCTTAGGCCCGTCTGGACAGATTCGGCTGCGTACTTGACCGATTGCGGAGTCCCTCGAGCCAGACTCTCGATAAAATCCAAAAACCGCGCTCGCAGTTGCGCGTCGGTTTCAGCTTCCAAGCCGTTGGTAAACGCTTGCGCGTTTGTGACAGAGTTGATGCTTCCAATCGAGGAGCCGAGACGCACAATCGTGTTGGCTTGCACGTTGCCCGCCGTTCCCGGAACTACGCACTCGACCAAAAAGTCCGCCGACAAAACTCCCGCAGGAATGACGTAGCGGCTGGTAAGCGTCTCCTCCGACAAACCCCAGTACGGATTGGAGATGTCCTCGACAATCGTGAACTGCGTCGAAGCGTCGTCGGTCTGTACTACAGTGCCAATATTGACTACGACATCAGAAGTCGCATCGGTTCTTGTCAGAGTCACGTCGCCCGACGCCGAAACGGCCCCCAAGCGAAGCAGTCCGAAATCCCCGACCCAGGTGTCCAGGTCAATCCCCGTAGATGTCGAAGCTCGAGACATTTGTAGGACGCGCACGATCAAGGCTTCGAGCCAGAGCGCGACCGTGGCGTTGGCCTCGACCAACGCGCGCAAAACTGAGCCGGTCGTCAGGTCTAGGTCGGACCCATACGACGCTTGCATGGCCGTGGCCTGGTCCGTCAAGAGGGTGTTGAAGTCTTTAGTTTCAAGCGTCGGCACTAGCTCACCTCAAACGTGAGGACTTCAGTCTCTGCCGTCACCGCGTCCTCGTACTTGATAGACGCAAAAAGCGTCCCGTCATTGCGAGGAATTAACTTGACCACAGGACGTGGGTTATCGCTCACGACCGCCTCTAAATATAGCTGAGACCGGATAAGGCTTGAAATTTCGGCCAACCGCATAGGCTGGCCGACCCACTGCGGGACTCCCGCACCATAATCCAGGTGGAATAATAGCTCGCGGGTCGCCGTCATCAGGCGCCTAAGAACCCTTTGCTGGCCCTCAGTCGTTCCCCGCACTACTCGAAGATCTCCCTGAGCGCCAATCTGGAGGTCTTC